GCCACAACGGAATCGGGTGGGACTTGCGGAGGGAGTGCAACTCCATGGTGAGCTTGCTGCCGCCCCAGCCCGGATCGCAAAACCCGGAAAGAGCATGTGAAAGCCCATCCCTCCCGCGTGAGGACTTGAGGCAGAAGACCGCCGCAATATCCTCTGGCAGCTGGAACACCTCAACGGTTTCAGCGAGGATGAACTCCCCCGGCTTGAGCAGATAGGGGTATTCCTTGCAGCAGTCGGCTATGGAGAACCGCTGCAGTTCTGGCTGGTGGGGGGTCTCGACCATGAGCTGGCTCCCAAGCCTCACATCCAGCGAGGCCGGGTTGACGAGCAACTCATTAAAGGGCGAGACCATCCCACCGCGGCAGTACAGCCGAATCTCTGTATCACAGAGGATCATCAGTCGTTGGTTGCGCTGGGTTTTTCGTATTCCTTGTAAAGCTCCGCCAGCGCCAGCACATGGGAGGCAAAAGCCACATGCAGGCTGGTGGTCTGCTTATTGGCTGGCGTGAAAGGATACGACTCCTTCCACCACTCCTGGAAGGCCAAGTCAATTTGAGCGTCAGTCATTGGAGGTCGTGGTGTACTGCTGGAACAAAGCGGTGTAGGTCAGGTGGTGGGGATGGGCTGGATCATCACGGCCATCCCGGCGATAAAGGTCATCGAGGAGGTCTTGGCGAGCCTGCTGCTCGATGGGATTGCACTCTGGGTGGAACATCAAATTTTCACGACCGCTTCCCAGCTTCGCGGATAGAGGGGTTCTTCGGTGGCTTCAATTCGGATTTCATCCGAAAACATGCCTCGCATCTGCAGCGCTGCACGTTGAGCCCCCTCATAAGTGACCCACGAGCACGCATCCTCCCTAGTGCCTGTAAGGGTCACCCCGCTGCTGGTGGTGTCATAGAGCGCCATCAGCCAACCCTTGTTGGCGATGGAAATGATGTAGCGGGTCAAACCCGTCTCCTGAATTCAACTGTGACACAGTAGAACAGATCGTTCTACAGTCAACGCTGTCTCAGTGAGTCCTTCAAGTCTCGTCGCTTTCCTTGGAACCCATGCGTCCTTGCACCCGACGTTTGATGGATTCAGCCCAGGTTGCAGCATCTGCCAACTCTGCCGCCCGGTACTCAGAAGGCGTGTAAGACCGCTCCAGCGCTTGGTACACAAGGTCCCGCAGGGTGGCCGTAATTTTCTTGCCCTCCTTGGCAGCAAGTTTTTCCACCAGCTTGTAGCGATGCGGGTCAATAAGGAGCTGGCAGTAAAACTTGCTTCCGTGCTGGGTGGGCATGGCGCTTATGTACTTGTCTACAGTGTAACAGCTTGTAGTACAGAAGCCTCACCAGCGGATGTCATCGTCTACCTGTTTGCGCCACGCATTGGCCTGAGCACTCCTTGCCCCAGCCCGTTGCTTGGAGCAACCCCGCCGCACCTGCTGGGCGAATTCCAAAAATTGAGCGGCCCGCTGCAGGTCTGCGGTCGTCGCCGTCCGCATTGCCTGCTGGAGCCGCTGCATCACAATCTGCCGCCCAGTCCTACTTGGTGTATTCGATGCGGAGGATCGTGTGCTCAGGGCAAAGCTCTAAGAGTTGTTTCCTGGCATCGTAGGCATCTTCTGCTGTAAGAACGATTGTGCATACAGCCCCATGCGTGGAGCGCACATAGCAGATGTAGCTTTTTTCAGTCAGCATGGTTGTAGTTCCTGTGGTTTAGAAGTGGCTCAGCGCAGCATCCGCTCTATGGCCAACGCACTGGAGGCGTATGCCAACGAGAGCATCCCCCGCAGTGAAAAGGCTTTCGGCGAGTTCATGTACCACGCGGAGTTGCTGCGCAAGGGGCACCTGAACATTCATCGGCAGGACATGAAGAGCCTGCCCGCCAAGTACCAGCAGATCATCAAAGACCTCTGGGCGAAGTAGCACTACTTGGCCTCCACCCAACTGTTCCCGACCTTGGCTTCCGCCAGCGCTGGAACAGGCCCCAACCATTCGGCCTCGGCGTCCTGCATCACAGCCGCAAGTTGATCCGCCCATGTGTCGGCGTGCTCCTCTTTCACCAAGAGGATCACCTCGTCATGCACCACGCCTGCAAGTTTCACCACATCAGGCCCATCGGCTTGGAGCAGCGGCCACAGTTTCCCGAGGGTCCGCTTGAGCACTGCCGCACCAGCCCCTTGGATGGGAGTATTGCAGCGGGTGGTGAGCTTGTTGTTCTCACCAGGCAGCAGCCGCCTGAGATTTGAAACGCGAATCCGCACCTCCGCAAACGGATCACCCTTGGTTTTATCGGAGGCCCGCGCCGCCTTCTGCTGCCAGTTGTGGATGCCCCGATAAGCGGCGTGGAACTTATCGCGGATCTCCGCCGCCTCCTCATGGGTCATCTGGATGCCCATGCCCCCGGCGTAATTACGAAGCCCCTTGGCCCCAGAGCCGTAAAGCAGGCCAAAGTTGGCTGACTTAGCGATCTGGCGCTGGTCCTTAGTAACCTCATCCTCCCCGACGCCATAAATCTGCATGGCGGTAAGAGTGTGCAGATCCAGCCCATCTTGGAAAGCGCGGATCATCAGCTCATCTTCTGCCTCAGCCGCCGCAAGCCTCAACTCCATCTGGGCATAGTCCGCCACCACCAACTTCCACCCTGCTGGAGCTTCAACGCATTCACGGAAGCGTGAGTCCCGCGGCACCTGCTGGAGGTTGGGGTGCATACAGCTCATGCGAAACGTGTCCGCCCCCGCCTGCAGATAACCCGCCCGAATGAAGCCATCAGGGGACTGGTGGCTCAAAAGCGACTCCACCATCTGGCGACGCTTCTCTACCCGCTTCCACTCCAGGTACTTGGCCACAACGGCGTGATCAGCCGCATAATCCCGCAGGGCTTGGCGCGATGCACTGGCTTTCCCGTTGGCATCCACCGGCTCCTCCCCCAGCAACGCCGTAAATACAGCCAGCAGCTGCTTGGGGCTATTGAGGTTGAAGCCCGCCTCCACCCGGTTGTCCATCCGCTTGGAGCCCGAGGCTTTGATGTTGAGGTTGAAGCTGCCATCCAGCAGACGCGGCAGTTTGCTGCCCTCCGGCAACGCCCCATCCAACTGCTCAATGAACTCCTCCTTGAGCCGCTCGTGATCCTTGATCAAGTCCTGCTGGAGCTGGAGCAGTTTTTCGCGGTTGAAGGGCAGCCCCGTGCGCCAGAGCAAAGCCATGGCCGGAAGGGCTTTGCACTCAAGCCGCCAAGGAGACATCAACGCCCCATCGGCAAGCCGCTTACGCATTTCAAAGTAGAGGTCAAGCAGCACCACCACATCCTTGGCGGCGTACTCCAGCTGCTCGGGCCGCAAATCCGCAGCACTCCAGTCGCTGGTCTGCTCCTCCTTGCTGATGTCGATCTTGAGGTAGCGCTTGACGACAGGCTGAAGACCATTGCGGATGTTGAACATCCCATTGGTGAGCACCCGCGAGGCGAGCATGGTGCAGAGCACATCACCAGCCGGGATGATCTCGTGCTCTTGGAGCCAACCCAAGTCAAACGACGCATTGTGCGCGACGTAAACCCGCGCCACACCGAAGAACTCCTCCAGCGTGATCCAGTCGTCGTCGCTGAGCTGCCAGCAGTCAATAACGAGGGGCTGGTCTACCGAGGGTGAGGCCAACTGCAAAAGCCGCAGCCCCCCATAAACGGGCTGAAGCCCCGTGGTCTCACAGTCAAAAGCAATCAGTTCAGCCTTGTCAAAGCGGCTGAGGTGCTGGATCCCCTGGAGGAAGTCCATGGCTGGTGTGCCTAACAACCCATTTACTGTAGCACACTAGATAGCTGTTCACCCTCCGATGTCGCTGACTTCTGCGCGATGTCATCCAACCAGGAGTCCAATGCGTCTCGGCTTGCGGTCTTGATCGGCAGCTTGAGAAACCGCTTCAACTCTTGGCTGGAGCGCACAAACACACTGGCCCCACGCGCATAGGCGGTGAAGTAGAGGCCGTTCCAGTCCTTACCGCACTCCACCGACATGGAGGTCCCAAGGCTCAGACGCTGGCGTTTCATTGGAATCGGAGTGCAAAGCGGCAAAAAATTTGGTGCGATCTGGCGCCAAGGCTGCAGCGGCATTTGCCAGTCGCAAATACTGCATACGCACCTCATCCAGTGTGGTCTGCAGCTCCAGCACCTGCTGGTACAAGTCATAGACGCACTTGTCTCGCACTGAGCCCAGCTCCACCCAGGCTTGAATCTGCGCCCAGTTTTCGGGCGTGGCTTTGGTTTCAGTCATGACTGGAACGTGGCGATGTAAAGGATGCCGATGGCCACTGCACCGAACACGCAGATGGCCAGTGTGATGACGGTTTCCATGTTCATTCCTTGTAAGGCTCTTCGGCGAGCTTGTTGATGAGGCGGTTGAGATACCAGCGAGCCTTGGCGGCGTCTTCAGCTGGGTCTTTCTTGAGCCACATGCGACTCATGTACTTGAGGACCTGCCACTGCAGGCTCCCCACCACGGGATCGGGTGCATGTTGCACCCAATCCTCTAGTACATCAATGACCTCCTGTTTTCCGGCTGTGTAGTGGCCGGGGTGGTTCACATTGTCGGTCACGATAATACGGAACTCGTGGTCATTCATAGAAGTCGCTTTGATCGACGGGGGCCCAGTCATCAACACGATCACTGAGCATCTTGCGAAGCTCGGCATCAGTTGGGGGCATCAAATCTTCAACACAAAAGTGCATGGAGCCTCGGCACACAGCAGGCCCCCACTCCGCCGGTTCAAGCTGGGATTGTGGATGCGTGATGACCATCTGATCCACAAGGGCTTCAACCACCAAAAGGTCAGGTCCATCAAAGCTCAGGTCATGGATTTCAAGAACCTCACTCATGGCTGGAGCCCTCCACGGACATGCACTCACGCGCTGTACGAGAGGCATCGGTAGCTCCCCCAGCCGAATCTTCAAGTTGATCCAACCATGCATTCCAGCTCATTGAGAGGAACATAGCGAGATCATCGAGGGTTGCGAGCTGGCGCATGTCATAGGAGGCATCGCCGTCCTGCATGTGGGTCTGCACGACCCGCTGCTGAATTAAGAATTGTGCATGTTGCACAGCAAAAAACCACTTAGAGAGCTTGTCGTTTGGTACGGGTGTGTGGGTGTCGATTGGCATAGCCGGGTAGAGGCGACCTGTCTTTTGTAGTACACAAGCCCCCAGCTGTCAACCCGCCTGGAGGTATTCAAGGCCAATCTCCTCTGGGTCATATGCGGCCAACAGCGAGACATCCGCCCCCTGCTCCAGCGCATGGTCCACCACGTAGCGCAGGAGTTCGGTGCAGTCATCGTCCTCCATGAGGCGATACTCCTCGACCTTGCGGGCCACCCCCTGTTTGAAGTAGCTGAACCGCAGCACGGCCAAAACGTCCTCCGGCACTTCGGTTTGGACGTACTGGAGGATGGGCCTACGGGGGTGGCGAGCCTGGGGTTTTGACACTGGAACATCCCTCCAAAAGATCCAGGCAAGGGCCCGAGCGAAGCCCAGAAAAAGGCTAGGGGTTTTAAAAAGCCTCAGCATCAGCTCCAGTCCGCCGCCTTGAACAGGGCATCCAGCTCCTCACCACTGCGCTCCTCCTTTGGGGATATATCCAAAATGTGTCCCCCTATGGCAGATCCGTTGGTATCACTGACTTCTAAAGGGGGACAAGGTGAGGAAGTGTCCCCCTTTGTCCCCCTATGGCCGGAGAGCTTGGAGGACGCGGGCTCCAGTGGAGCGTTTTTAGGGGGGACAAGGGGGGACACCGAAATAGGTTGTCCCCCTTTAACTTCCTGTTCCAGACTGGGTTTTGCTATAGGGGGACACATATTCACACACATATCACGCGAGAGAACAGCCATGTAGAAATTGGTGGGACTTCCTTTGGTGTTGGGGGTGGTACTACCAACTGACACAAGGCCCCGCGACACAAGGCGCTGGAGCGCTTTCTTGATGGCCGTAACGCTCCCACCACACAGAGGGTCCGAGGCCAGCTGCTGCCGGCTCAGAGAGCGGGGGTGAGCAGCCCTAAGGCGCTGGAGCACCCGATCCACCACGGAGGCCGGATTGGAGCTGTCAGCGTCCGCCTCGACGTAATCCGCCAGCGAAAAGGTCAAGTCATCCTCAAGGCGCATAAGGAGGCTGGAGCCATCCCGCCCGGCACGCGACTTCTCCACGCTGATGAGACGAGCATTGGAGCCGACATGCTCCACCTGCTTTTTGTCAGGCCGCCGAAGCCCCCAGACCTCATCAACGGCATCCCGGATTGCGGTGGAGCCCCGGAAGCCCCCGGTTTTGTTGGCGTGATGGATCAGGATGATGGAGCAGCCAGGAAAGAGACGGCCGTTGTTGTTGGAGAGCCAGTAGATGGGCCCCGCAAACTCTTTCTTGTTTTCATCAAAGGCCGAGCCCCTGCTACAGCCGCTGATGGAGTCGATGATGACCAGCTTGGGGCGATGCTTCTCAACGAGCTTTACGAAGCGGAAGTACCAGTTGAGGTCCCAGCCCATCACGGTGGTTACGGGATCTTCCCTGGTGAATTCCAGGTCGATCATCTGCTGG